CACCACATAGTGTTATAACTTCGACTGCCCCTGTGCAGCTAGACTGCCCCTGTGCAGCTAGACTGCCCCTGTGCAGCTAGACTGCCCCTGTGCAGCTAGACTGCCCCTGTGCTCCCTCGCTTTGCTTCGGTCACACACCAAATTTCCGTTTACAAACAAACTAATCTTCATAAATTTACTTGCATTCTCTTTTCAATTAATATACTTTTCCTTGTAGCTATCAACCGGAAATACTTGCAATTGATAGAACCTTTATTCACTTTTGTACCGTCCAATTTCCTAATATCAAAGAAACCACTATCTCTTCTTCCAAATATGTAATACAAATCCTTTTGGTATTCAACCAAGTCAAACAACCTAAAACCTTTTACCAAGAATGGTGCTTGATTGAGTTTCTTTCTGCCACCTTTCAAGAAATTAGCTTTGTGTATTTGTCTGTTTTGGCATCTTACTTTCTTCTGATAGAAATAATATCCAAGAGGTTTAGCCACAGGATTACCACTGATACACCTTGCATCAACATAATGCTCTTTAGGAAGATTGTTAGTGATACGGGTATTCTTCGTGATATAGCCAAATGTCATTGAAACATTATCATATCTAAGTTTTAGTTCATCATACAATTCCCATCGCATAATTCCCATAAAGGCGGAATCTCTAAATGACTTTCCACGCTTTACATTTAATTCAAACTCACCTCTATGATATGCCTTATGGCAAGTTTCGCAAAGGGTAATCAAGTTATTTGGGCTATCACCTCCAGTCTTTCTGCTCTCTATGTGATGCACATTCAAGACTTTATCTTTACTCTTACCCTTACAATGTTGGCAAGTATGATTATCTCTAAACAATACGTATTCACGCACATTGAAGAAATCAAGTTGTTCTCCTTGTTGGTATTCACTGCCAGATATACTTGGATTATTAATCTTCTGTATATCAAAAGAAGCTGTTTCAACTACGATATTAGTTATTGGCAGGAACTTATGTATCTTCTCAACAACAGTCAAATGAGTTTGAATTTTGTTTTCAACAGATGGTGCTAGCCAACCTTTACGCTTGGAAGATACCCTGTTATTGAAACGAGCCTTGCGATAACGAAGCCTACTCCTACGGGTTCTTCTTTGTTCCCTACGAGTAGATAACTTATCCACAATATCGTTTCTCAATTCCACATCTGCTGCATACAATTCCTTCTCACTTGTTGTTGCTGATATACCGATATGCTTGCTACCAGCATCTACACCCAAACTTACGGGCTGTGTATAATCTGTTGTGTCATAATCCAATTGAATTGTGAACGGAATACGGCACACAACATGGGCTAGACTGTTTTTTAACAGCCTTCTCACCTTACCAAACCTTTCGGTTGGCATAAGTGCCTGTCCTTGTTTGTTAATTACGTAAACCATTTTTACTATAAGTCGGATTTTTCCGTTAAATGCTCATCGACAATGTTATGGAGAGGTTTTGACCTTAGAGCAAGGGGCTTGAGCAAACACCCCTTGGTAACTATATATTCTCTCCTAACGTAGCACCCGAAGTGCTTAGTCTAATCAACACCTACAGGTATTTAGCCTGTGGGTAGTTAATGTTTATTGTTTTTTAAATATTTCGCAACACTATCCATTACACACTCAACACACCAACCTAAAAGGTATGCAAAGTGCTCATCCTGCCCATTTTCATATCCCATAGAAATATCACAATACCCAAATACATTACAAACATAATGAACAGATTCATGAGCAACAGTTCTCACCCCTATACCATCGTTGGATAACCAAATAAGTACACCTAAATGGTTTGTACTTTTTTCCCTTACAAAAATAGTCATGCCATTACAGCCCTTAATTTCATCTTTTGATGTATCTATCGGGTCATGATTAAGTTTGGTGAATTTTCTATGTATTTTTCCCCATTGATCATCCCCCACTGCAACATACAGTTTAAGGGGATATATTTTAGGATCGTATTTTGTTATCATCGCAAAACATCTTTTAGTAATATATCGGGATGCTCTTCTTTAGGTTTAGATTCTTTGAATCTATATATAAAGCCACTTGCATCCTTGTTAGCTTCCTTATATAAATCTTCTGTAAGAGAAGCCTTGTACAACTTAACTTTCTCTTCAAAATGATAATCAAGTTTAGGCTGGTCCATTATTACTGCCTGTATATAACTCCATGAATATTTCCATAGCAAAGCCCAGTCCTTAATTATCATCAATCCTCCGAATAGCCTTAAATCTCCTCTGAATTGGGGGAAATCTTTTTGGATAGATCCTCGTGAGCCGATTTTGCATCGAGAGATAATTTCATGGCATCCTTCTTGCTTAATGTCGCTGTCGTATCTATCAAGAACGCTAAACGGATTGTATTTGTAAAAAAATCACTTACATTAGCCCCCTCCACGATGGCTTCTATCAACGGAGTGAGTTCCTTATGGTCATAGTGCCTGCTTAACCACCAGGCGTATATACGCCTTGCAAAAGGAATTATTTCAAAAAACCAATAGTTGTTCAACACTCCTGCCGCTGCAACTTTGTACGGAATAGATGCGTCATTTTTCATAATTGCAATCATTTCCTTTTTCGCTGTATCGGGATTGATAATGTCACGTATCAACAGCTTATCCACAATATAATCGTATGCACCCAGTCTAAGACCACGCACCTTGAATTTCTTATCACCAACCATAACCTCTTTGTATTTATGAGTGGCAAACTTCTGCATCTTTATCTGATCATCTAAGTCAGGTTGTTTCCAGTTGAATATTCCCATTTTTAAACTAACTTGAACGGTTTAATCATTAATTTTCCTTTCACATCTACCTTTGATATGTTCTTTGGAGTATTTGTATAAACGAATACCCTTGTATATTTAGACGATACAATATCAAGTTTGGCATCGTCAATCAAAGAAACATGAACTATGCTGTTATCAAGCGCAACAAGGCTTACACGACTGTTATCCTTGACATACATTTCTCCTATACCGAAATCGTTGAATGTGACAACACAATCACACGAACCGTTAAAAATAGACCATTTAGGATTGCTTATGAACAGGTTTGTATCATCAACGAATACATTAAACTTCTCCCTAAATCCTGCAAACTCCTTCTTGATTATTTCATTTGACGGGTATCTGTTAAGCAGGCAGAAATCAATGTATCTAATATACATCTCGCATAATTCATATTTATCTAGGTTACCCCATTCGTTCAATCCTTTTTCGCAAGCTCCAAGACTTATAGCCTTTTGCTTTAATTTATCAGACAATTCTTTATCTGTCATGGTGTTATTTTTTACAGCAAAAATACAACAAAGGTTAACAAAAATCAAACACAATCAGTTAAAAAACAATAAAAGCCGGACGAAAACGCCCGGCTAATAATTCATCACCCCATATACCTCATCCTTTCGCATTGTCAAGTTCGAGAACCATCATGGTTTTCAAATACTGAGTGTTAACTTCCAATGCTGTCACAGTAACGGAGAATCCAAGATATCCAGCGTTACTTGGAGCACCTGTGAAGCTGACAGCCCATGATGCCTTCGGGAAGAAGATCATACGGTCACCAGTACCGTTGATAATACCGATAGGACGTACAAACTGCTTGAATGAGCTTGCACCAAACGCTTTCAGTTTCTGAGAAGTTCCCTTACCGAAAGCATCAACAGTATCAGTTAAACTACTTAATTCCAACTCAGCCTTTGCTTCATTTCCTTGCGTAAAGAAAGCGAAAGCGGCTTTTGAAGTGGACATACCTGTAAAGGTAAATGCCATAGTACCCGGTGTGATATTCTGGAATACGGTAGCACCCTGCTCGTTCTTTGTTTCAGAAGTGTCAGCGTCAGTACCAGCGGATTCCGTAGTACCAGATTCAATATTGGGAAGAATCTTCGGATTCTTAAAACTTGAATATTGAGTTTCATCGGTAATCTCAATCGCATCAAATGTCAAAGCAGCCGACTGCCCGTTCAAATAAGCAGGGCTGGTGTCTAAATTTACTCGTGCCATTCTATTTTCTGTATTTAAAAAGTTATTGTTAATTGTTGAAAACGTATCTACCGATGCGCCTCCACTGTTTTTTCTCACGTTTCTCATGCAGCTAATCCTTTGAAATATCAACATTCAACAGGACGGACATATAATAAAACCCAACCCCGTCAAACATTGGTGGTAAAACATTAAATATCTCGAAATGAAGCTGCACAGTCTTTTGCGGGAACAGTTCTACCATTTTCTCACTCAACGCATCCATGACAGACGGATATACGTTCCCGGGCAATGCCCTTACAAACAGAGTAACCGTAGCCATCGTTTCGCCTTTCCCGAAGTGACCGTAGGGGCCGCTCTCGGTATTGCTGACAATTCTTGTATTGTTGTTTACGACAATAAAACTAGTTACCTTATCATCAACACTTGCAGGACGCTGCACCTTATATACATCGTCAGCAATCTTCTTGTCCAATACAATATTGTACAAGGTGGTATTTATTGTTGAAGGATTAAAGTAGCCCATAACTTCACTTAAAATATTTGTTTAACATATTAGCTGCAATTTTCTTAAAAACCACAGTATATTTACCCCCTTTTAAATCTGTCTTTGTCTTAATCCAAGAATCTGAAAGAACGTTCAACAGGTGATAGTTCTCCACATACTTGGCATAATACATGACAGCAGCGACAACCAGTTCATATTTTTCAGAACCATCGGATTTATAACTATTGAAGAAATCTTCGGCAAGTTCACGCCCCCAATACTCGACATTGTTACGTTTCCTAGGCTCATTTGCAACTTTCGTTGCATTTGCCCACACAATCTTCTTTAGGACCCCATCTTTGTAAATGCCACAGCCATAACTATCTTCAAGATTGAAAGTTTGGTTGGTAAAGCCCTCCATGTCTTTTATATCATCCATGATATTCGTGGCGATATCTTCCATGAACTGCATGATAGAAGCATCCAAGGCAAGCTGGACATTACTACCAAACTCTTTCAATACTTTATCGTTGTTATTTGCCTGCATTTTTTGTACTTGTCTTTCTTGTTACTGGTTTACTCAGTTTATCAATCTGCTTTTTTAGCAAATCTCGATCAACTTTAGCGCATTTCAGTTCTGTTTTAATATCATTCAGTTCATTGTAAAGCTCCTGTATCTTCTGATAAGCATCGTGGAGAGATTGCTGATAACTCAAAATTTCCTCTTGCGCCTTCTTCAACTGAGCACCCTGAATAGCAAACCCCTTTTCAAGATTGTCCAAGGTAGAAGAATCAATTTCAGTTTCCATCTTTTCCTTCTTCTGCTTAAACAGTAATATTGAAGTTAGAAGGGTTATGCCATTTGTACCCAACAAAGCAAGTATTATTTCCGTCCAATTGATTGTCATAGTATTCTAGTTTTCTATTTGGTTAAAGTATATCACCGTACCAAATTCCATATTGTTAAATGGAGGTTTCTTTATCTCACGCCAGCTATTGCTGTTGTCCGAAAACGGATGGTTGAAATTCTGCCAATCCAACAGACACCCGGAAGGTATGGTTACATCGTTATCTTCTAGGTAGGCAGCATATTCGGACTTGTCAACATCATTCGTTTCCGAACCAGTATCCTTTTCCTGTATGTTTGCCCTTCCTTCGTATATCATCTCCCAATATGGGGTAGTCTGATATTTATCCGAACTGTTCTTGTTCTGGTAAATTCTAACCATATCAGGAAACATATCCTCACCTAAAATACTCTTTCCCATACTACCATCTTAATCTAGTTATTTCAACATCTGTTCCAACATCCAAATTCAAACCCCATTTGGCGTATAAATCCTTTGCGCGTTGCTCCAATCTTTTCTTGTCATTGATAGAAATAGTCTTGCTTGTGTCAGTAATTGACCAGTTTCCGGCTTTCTTTGTCTTTCCCTGTATCGTTGAAGGGGCAGTACAAACAATGAGCAACAAATCGGCATAAGCCAAATCCTTCTTCATCTCAGACGTTTCACGGCTGTCATCAGACAAACGGAATCCCCATTTCTGGGCAACACTGATATACGATGTGTTTTTCAACTCATAGTCAATCTGTGCTTTCAGATATTCACGCATAGACATATAGAAATATGCTTCCACCTTCATGTTACCCTTTGCTGTTATCTGAGGGGTAACTTGAATAGTGAACGGATTATCCGAAACTTTCAGTCTATCCTCCGGCTTCAATGTTTCATTGTCGGCAATAAGCCAGTATCCGAACTCTACACTTTCTTCGGGAATAGCTTGGAGCGTGAGAGTATCTCCAATGAAATACTCCCCTGCGCCCTTTGCTGTGCCTTCGCCATTTATATCAATAATGACCTTCATGGTTCAACTTTTTACAATCCCGCATTTGACTGTTCGTCAACCTTCATGATGATAAGGTTGTTCGGATTCTTCATCACAGGACACGCCCACAACTCACCTGAACTCTTCTCAGCATACGGTTCAGAAGAATACTGATGCAAGAACGCGATACGTCCGCCTTCCAAAGAAGAAATACGTACAGCCGGGTTGGTATCCTGCAAATACATTGACGGTGAGTTCTTGATACGGAAGAACTGACCGCTCTGAACAAGAACAACGGTGTTCTTTTCAAAAGACGGTTCGGCTTCCTCAATCACGCCAAGTTTGTTCCATTTTGATTTTTCCTCAATAGGGATAATCACAGGAATAGAGAATACCTTCATCAGCACATCAACAATCTCCTGATTGTTCATAGGATAGATTGTAGTAGATGCTGCGGCAGGAACAAGACGAGCCTGTACTGCTGCTGTCACTTTCGGGTGCATCAGGAAGTTGTCATACAAATCCTTGGGCATTTCAAAGTGGTCGTATGGTACACCGTCATTGTCGGCAATCTTACACATTCTTTGAAGGTCTTTAATAGGATCTGCATTCTCGTTCGGTGTCCAGGCAGTATCGCTAAACCATTTCTGCTTCAACGCTTTCAACTTGTGTTTTGCAGGAACACGATAGTCAATCTGAACAGGAATTGAGTTGGTACCACTAGCTGTATAGTTAAGCATACCTGTAGAAAGAGCCTGATAAGTCATGCAGTTCAACTCGGTATGGAAACCTTGAATACACGCTTCCATCTTTGTGAACCACTTCTCACGGATCTTGTCAAGCAATGCACCTTGCGGAATGTCAAGTTCATAGAACTCCTGAATATCGGTTTCCATAAACTGAATGGCGTGACCCATCTTCGGAATACGGCCCGAATACCATTCAAATCCAGTAGTGTCCATGATAGGCTTTTCAGCCAAAGGAGCAAGCATCACAGGACGGGTAGCCTGTGTGTATTCGTCAACCATCACGTTCCATGATTTGCTCATCTGAGGAACATCCCAATCTCCGTAGCTTCTCCAGTTTTCGTTATCAAATTTCTGATTGGCATAATCCATAAGTTCCTGCATCTCCCCAGAGAAATGCCAATCATAGAAACTAAATGTCGATCTTTGCATAAAACGAAAAAATTTAATTAGTTATACAATGTGTAACGGAAAACGCAAGGATATGATTCATCATCCTTCATCGCCTTTTTGATTGCCGAAGCTACGGGCGGAATGCGTTTTTCCAAAATCTCACTTGTCACCATCCATGCACCGTTGAAAGGATAGAGAGTAGCACCTGGAATGGTGTCAACATCATAAGGCAGGATAGCATTGGGAATAACCTTGAATTTTGCGCTAGCACCAGTCTGTGTAACCTCAACCAAAATATCGGTCAATTCCAATGCACCTGCATCTCCGGACAATGTAAGGATGTCATATTCGTCATGAGACGAATTAATAGCGTTAATGGTATAACCAGTTGTAGTACCTGTGGCAGTAGTAGGTGCTTTACCGACAACCATACCAACCTTGGCAACTGTATTACCCATGATTTTTTCAACTTTTACCGTAGTACCAGAAGTTGATTTCTCGTACATTCTGAATGAATAGTGAATGTCACCGCCATTCTGCTTTGAGGAATCACATTTAATCATGGTACCAGCCGGAAGTTTGTTCCCAACTGTAGGCATACGTTCTACTGAAACGTTACATCCTACCAACAGTACGTGCAAAGACGTATCATTAGAAAAGATATGTCTTGCGCCACCAATCTTACTATAACTTGTTGCAAGAACTCCTGCTTTCATAATTAAAAAAAACTATTTGTTAATTTTACTGTAATATCGGCTGACAATGTTGTTTTCCTTGTTAGCCTTATCTTCTTCTCTCTTTCTATCTATGAATGACTTTACATCGCTAGAACCACCCTTGTCAGAGATGAAAGGATTAATGCCATCCTTTGTGTATTTAGTACACGTTTCATTGTACTTTCCCTGTATTTTCAGAAGAATACTTGTATCTTCCTCTTCGGGCGAAATCTGAATGTTCTCAAAAATGATGTTGCGCAACAACTCGTTAGGCATACCCGCTTCCGGGCGTTTAATCAAATCAGACAGCTTCTTGCGCTTTTCAGTTACAATCTGCTTCTGCTTTTCCTCCTGCTCTTTAGCTTCAAACTCTTTCTTGAACTTTTCAAACTCTTCAAGTTTAGCCTTGACATCATCGGGCAACTCAAACGGTTTCGGTTCGGGTGCTGGTGTCGGTGTAGGTTGTGGTTGCGGTGCTGGTGTCGGTTGTGGTGCAGGATGTGATTTTTCCCATTCCTTTTTCAAGTTGGATATCTCCTGTTCCTTGATTGTATCCCACTCTTTGCGCTTATCAGACGCAAACGCTCTTACCTGACCTGCCACAGTGTTCTTTAAATGATTCACAACACTTTCATTCCAGAACTTTTCCGCATTTTCCTGCGGTGCGAACGCTGAGAACTCATTAATTGTCTGTTCGATTGTACGATCTGTAATAACGGAGCTACTTTCTCCCAACGCATTCTTGATACCTTCAAAAATGACTTTTACATTTTCATTCATATACTATTTATTTTTTTATGTGATTCATGCACAAGACCTTTGCGCACAGTAAGTACCTCTTACCGATGCAAATGTAGTTAAAAAATGTGTATAAGCAAAAAAATATTTAAAAAAATATTATATTTGCGGGATACATAGAAAACGATGGAAGAAATTGACTTAAAATACCGAGGATTAAAGACTAAGGATGTTGTCAAATCGCTGAAACGATATGGCAAAAGGGGAATCATACCATATAAAAGCCTTGATTTCGTCCAAAGATATATAGAGGACAGAAGAAGCAAGGGATACAAGGTAAATATGCTTGCCCCACAGAAAGGTTCACAGGAGGCATTTCTAAGGAACAGGGCAGGGATAAAGATACTTCACGGGAATCGTGGGGGAGGAAAATCCGTATGCCTTGGAATGGATATACTGAGTTCATGCAACCATCCGTCATTTTCCGCACTTGTTTTCCGTAAGGACAAGACATCCGCAGAAAAAGCGGACGGTATTCTTAAAGTGGTTTCAAAGATGGTTGAACCTTATGGTGAGTATATTGATTCAAAACGCCTTTCAAGACTTGACGCAGGAGGTGAAATACGGTACGATTATTTCGGTGATGCCTGTCTGTCGGGGGAAAAAGGCGTAAGCGAATTTAAGGATAGACAACAGGGTGGTAACGTTGTCAAGGTGGCGATAGACGAGTGCTCACAGGCAACGGAACCTATCATAAACTACCTTCAAACGGTATTGCGTTCATCATCAGGACTAAGAACAAGCCTTATAGGCGCGTGCAATCCAAACCCGTACAGCGATTTCTGGAGAGCACTGGTATCATGGTGGGTGGACGATGACGGAATAGCAATTCCAGAAAGATCGGGGAAGGTAAGATATTTCTTTCAATATGGAGATACTATACATGAAACAGCATGGGGTGACAGCCCACAAGAAGTATTTGCTCAGGCAAAAGATTATATCATCGCAAGATTCGGTAAAAATACCAAAATTGACGAAACAAACTGTAAAAGATACATCAAGAGCATAACCTTTATAGCTTCTGGGCTGGAAGATAACAAGATACTTATGGCTTCCAATCCAGACTATCAGAAAAACCTTGGAGGAACAGCACAGGAAGTATCCATAAACGCATTAGGTTCATGGAAGCTGATAAAAGGGGGAAACGAGTGGATAACCCGTGACGAAATGGAGGAAATGTTCTCATCTCAGCCTGTGTTTGACGATTATTTTGAATGTGCTACACTTGATATAGCATACGGTCTTGGTGACGTTTGTGTAATGGGACACTTCATAGGACACCACTTACAAGACCTAGAATGGTCAAACACATTAAAGCCTAGGGATTTGAACCGATGGGTAAGAAACAATCTACGAAAATGGGGAATCGGTGAAAACAGACTGGCATTTGACGGTCTTGGAGCACCGACATTCCGTGACGCATTTCCCGAAAGCCTGGCAATACTTAGAGGTGTTCCGAAAAGACTAGACAAAAGCAAGGATGATCAACCTGTAAGATTCTATTTCGATCTAAGGGCACAGCTTGCAGATGAAATGGTAACACGTATAAAAGGAACAAACCTAGGATATTGCGGATTCAGTATAAACCCGGAACTTCTCGACAAACCGTATGTGAACAAAACAATACGGGAAGCACTGATGGATCAGAGAAGAGCAATAAGACGTGACGTGGAAAGGGAAAACGGGAAACTAAGACTGCTGAAAAAACAGGAGGCAAAAAAGATTGTAGGATGCTCTCCAGACTTGATAGAAGGAACATTTTTATACAGGACATATTTTGATATATGCGATGTAATGATTGACATACCTAACGATATAATGGATGAATTAAAATATTTATAATTACCTATGGAAATTTTAAAATTAGACGTTTTATTACGAAAAGAACCGTTCAAAGTGGCACTTCCGTCAAGATGTGACGATGGGAGAGGTGGAGGAACAAAGAAAAAGCCAAGACGCTCCACTTTGATATACAAATATATGTCACAGGATGATTTCCTAGCGCAATGGGATACATCAGGACATTATATACACAACAGACCCGACTGGAAAGACAGTATCCCGTCAGACGATGATGCCACATCATCGGATGATGAAAGCGCGAATGTAGGTGCTCAGAAAAGAAAAAAGAAATCGGCATCAACTCCCTACGTACTGCAAAGACGGGCATTCCCTCTCCAAAGGATGATACATAAGAAAAGGGTATCACACCTGTGTACCAATCCTCTTAAATTCCAGATAAAGAAAAGCGCGTCAAACCAGCAGAACAGGGATAAGCTGACAACATACAAGGAATACTGGACTGATTCTCTCATGGAAACAGCCAAGTTTGAACTTATAAGCGAAGCCGGAAAGGTAGGAGATGCTGCCATATATATATATAAGGATAAGGACGAGATAAAATACAGGTCTTTCAGCTACTCAAAAGGAGATATACTGTATGAACATAAAAACAGAAGAGGGGAAAGAATAGCTTTCGCAAGGGAATATACAACTACATACATATCGGCTGATGGAGAAGAGCATACAGACACACTTGTCGATGTATGGACTAAAGATGAGTTTTACACCCTTGATTCCAACGGAGATATAGCAACGGATATTGACGAAAACGGAAATATCATACAACTGCATCAATTCCATAACCTGGGATTTATACCTGTGGTATATTTACGGCTTGAACTTCCATTTTGGGGGGCAGTACAGGACTTGATAGACGATTTCGAGTTCCTAATGTCCATGATAGGAGAATACAATACACGACAGGCATTCCAAATGCTACTTATCAAGACAAACGGAAGAATAAACATTCAAAGAAACGGATTGGGAGGAACTTCCATTTTACGTGTAGGAGCAGAAGATGATGCACAGTTCATGGGTAAAATGGACGCTTCAAACTCACTGTTCACCGAAATAGATAACATATACAACGGGATACTTGACGGAAGCGGTGTCGTTCCGCCAATGCAATCATCATCAGGTGACAGACCTACTGGAACAACGGCAATGTATTACGAGCCGGAAATGGAATGGGCGAGAAGTGATGCACAAATGATGAATACAGCCATAAATGACATGGCCAATATATTCAAATACTACGTAGGAGTAATGGAAGGTGACGCAACAGGTTATAACGCTCTAAGAATAAACGCTACCATAGAGCCATACTCATACATAGACTTCTCTGAATGGAACAATACACTCGTTCAACTTGTAAACTCCCGAATAATATCATTACAGACAGCAAGAGAAGAAAGTGACTTCTCAGCAAATAACGAAGATGATAGAATGGACGAACAAGACAGAAGATTAAACGATATGGAAGCTAGAGTTATAGAGGAAAACAATGAAAACAATGAAAACAACGATAACAGCTAAACTATGGGAAAATTTACGAACTTACTAAGAAAAATAAGAAGGGCATTAGACTATATATGCCTTAACAATTTGAGAGTTGACGGAATGGAACACCTCATTGCAGGAATACTTGTAGTAAGCATGGCGCAATGGTTTTTCTCCGTATGGACAGCAATAGCACTAACCTTGTTCATTCTTGTAGGAAAAGAAATAATCTACGATAAGTGGCTTAGACAAGGAGTGCCCGAATGGAGAGATGTATTCTGGGGAGCAGTCGGTATGGTTCTTGGATTGATGTAGAAAAAAAATACCACAAAGTTTTTATATATCAAAAATTATTATTTACTTTGTGGTGTCTAAACTTAATAGCGGCACGAGCCGCATACATCGGCTTTTTTTGTGCCCATATATAACGTGTATCTCATTACAAAAGATATACTGCACCGTGTCGGGATGTAGAAATACTCTCGGAGTTTTGCTATTAAGACTTAGACAACACGTAGTGCAGTTTTTTTATTGTCTAAAATAATAGCTATGCTAGAATTAATCTTATCTAAAAAGAGTAGCGAAAGCGAAATAAAATCGTATTTCAACGCAGTTCTTGAATTGTCAAAATCTGACAATGAGTTTCCAATCAATCTTGATGAAGTATGGATGCTTGTTTATGGCAGGAAAGAGGAAGCTGTAAGAGCACTAACTTCAAGTGAACAATTTATAGAAAATATTGATTATCAAGTTTTACGCAAAAATGCGGAAAACCAAAAAGGCGGAAGACCTACAAATGAATACAAACTTACCATTTCCTGTATGGAGTTTTTTATTGCTCGCAAAGTACGTCCAGTTTTTGAGGTTTATAGGCAAGTGTTTCACAAAGTGGCAAAGCATGAACTTTCCCGAAAGGAGCTTGCATTAATGGTAATACAAGCCGAAGAAGAAAAAGAACGGTTGGCTTTGGAGAATAAAAAGCAGCAGAAACAAATAGAGAAACTACAGCCCAAAGCGGACTTTGCCGACAAAGCCTTTGCAATGGAAGGCAAGTGCGATATAGGACAGGCGGCAAAGATACTTGGCTTGCCTTTCGGGAGAAACTCTTTGTTCAAGAAACTTCGTGAAGCAGGAGTATTCTTTACTAACAGAAACGAGCCAAAGCAGAAGTATATTGATGCTGGGTATTTCGAGATGAAAGAAAAACCTATTCCAAGAGAGAATCACCCAGGTTTTGTTGTGATGGTTGTTCTATGTACACAGAAAGATCTTGCATATATCAATCATCTTTTTGGAGGAAAACCGTCTGATGGAAAATTAGCGAGAATAGTATAGCACTATACATCTGTTATTACTATAAAGCAAGGAGCGACAAAAATATCGCTCCTATATTTCCTTTAACATATGATTGATCACTTTATCGTAACCCAAACCTGTTCGCCACGCTTTATCGCATCGTCAATCAATTTGTTCAACTTGTCAGAAGTATAGCGTGATTCGGTAAGCCTGCCTTTTGATGTATTGTTACCAACAAGGATACATCCGGCAGAATCCTTTGCTGTATTCCCAGCGTGAAAAAGAATACCCTCAAAATGAGGAACATTCAACAGTCTTGGCATATTACGCCCGAATTTTGGGGACCAGTTGTATATCACCTGGTATCTACCGTAAGGGATAGCAGATTCAGCATAAACCTTCTTCTCGTTTCCATCAAACACTCCATTCTTATTCACGTCAACAACACGATCTTCAAGCGTATTACTGAAAAACTCACCATCAATATACAAACGCCCTATAGTATAATCAGGCTTACACCATTTTCTTTCTACTAATAGTTCCATGATTTTTTTTATTTATTGATACATTGCAAATATACAAAAAAGTATTATATTTGCAATGTAATAATTAAGCTAGTTGATATTTAGATGGGCATTAAGGAACAAATGAACACCATTATAAAGTATTCGGTGATTCTTTTATGATAGCCGATAGCGGGCGTTGGATTAACGTTTTAAAATGTGTGTGAAAATGTACATTAATACCATACCATATTTTCTGTTACTTTGCACTATCTAAATGAAACCATTACGATGTTTTTACTTTGGCAGCAGGCAGATGTGAATCTTTACTGTTGCCTTTTTTATTTAAAATACATACCTTTGCACTATGGACAACGAAAGAGAAATATTATCCAAACTTGACGCTATCATACAGAACCAAAAGGTTTTGTATGAGAATCAAATTGTCATATTTCAAACTCTAGCATCAATCGGGCAAAAAGTTTACAGCCAAAGTGATTTCAAGAGTTTGATGATAAATATGGTAGCAAACGGAATAACAGAAAGAGTAGAAGCCAATGATCAACAAAGAAGAAACATCTAAGATTGCAGACTATTACTTCCAGGTAAAAAGACTTGCCAACGGTATAAAATCGTCAACCAAAGAGCGTGCGGAGAAGTTTTCTAAAGACCTTCTAGCCATATTCCTTTTGGCAGGGGCTAAATCGTTCAAGTCAATATCAAAACTATCGGATATCCAAAAAGAAAAAGTGATGAAACTGACCAAAAAGTTCCGTGAGGATATATATAACGACATATACCAATATGTACTGGAAAGCAATAAACTGTCACTAGAACTAAACGATGATCTTGGATGGGAGTATATTTCAATGACGGATAACGGCATTAAGGAATATATGGAAAGGACATACGGTGGAGAAACGACAAAGCAGAGAATAAACACAAATACAAACAGATTCCGCGCTGTTGTTGAAGTATATCTTGCCAATACATTACTGTCCACAAAAACGAACAATATAGAGAAAATAACGGATGAGGTTCAAAAGAAGATATGGAACAACATATCATCACCATATAACGTATCATTTATTCCACCAAGCAAACAGAAACACTACGGTAGAGGATATGCTACAAACGGTATAAGCCAGTTGTATGTTATAGAACAGCAGATGATTCTAGGTATTTTTAATGAAGCAAATTACAACTCATGGAAAAACATTCCAAATTTCAAGGGATGGAGAACAGCAGTAACATCTAAGAACCCATGTCAGTTCTGCATTGATGAGCAATACAGAATACACACAGACAGACCTAAGCTGCCGTTCCATGCCCATTGCTTGTGTATATTATATCCGGTGTTTAATACATAATAACTTGATAATCAACATACCATTGAGTAACATTACCATAAGATGGGGGATTTCCAGCATCAACCACATCATTACGAGTAAATGATTTAGGAATATTTGTGCACGAAGGCATCAATATATTACCTGACCATTGACCTGTATAAGATCCATCTTTCGCCCTCCATCTATATCTAGCGTATGGTCTGCCGGATGAAGCAACGTAATCACTAGAAGTGTTATTTGTAATGTTCAATCTGCATTTAGAAGAAGTAGAGCCATTTGTCAACTGTCCGTAAACAGAGAATCCAGAAGCGTTGGCTGTTGTATCTCCAAGTGTAATAGAAAGACTTTGCGTAACCACTATAGGCTTACGAATAAATCCGTCAGATGTAGTAGGGATTAAGCATAATACATTTCCACTGTAATCACAAAAATAACCCTTAATATAAATATATGTATCCCCCATAGATATGAGATTATTGCGATTAAGGGTAATTGAAATTTTTCCTGTACTATCAATACTACTTACAACGAAAACTCCAGAATCCACCAACTTCTTTAATTGATTATATACTTCCACCTTTATCTTCATATTAGACCAAGTAAATCCCCCAAGTATTTTACCCCAATTATACCTAGAATCAGCCCAATATGGTGAAATTGTAAGCACAAACGTTGCCTTTGTAGCGTCTACTGGATTAGTTAGAATATCTTTATCTATTGTAAGAGGTTTAGCCCCATGATCGTATCCATCAAAATCAGTAAGCCTGGCCCATGTTTTAGGTCTATCATATACTAATTTCTTATTTACAGAATCATAAATTATACCAGGTAAACTAGCGTTGTCAAATGAAGGGCTAGACGCTTCTTTGGGTTTTATATAACTCCACATATTAATTTTTTCGCTAAGACAAGCATATCCTAAATCATAACCATCACTAGTAGGACCGATACCTAGAGTAGGATATACATCACTATCCAATCCTACAGGTGCAGTGATTTTACCGTTAGAGTGACCCATAATCACCCCCTTCCTCTATAACGGTATAAGAACCTTTACAAACAACAATGCCATTACAACTGATACTACGACAATGAATATCGCCATCAATTATAACAGCATCAGAAATGTCATAATCGCTAGGAAGTTCCCCACCACATAGTGTTATAACTTCGACTGCCCCTGTGCAGCTAGACTGCCCCTGTGCAGCTAGACTGCCCCTGTGCAGCTAGACTGCCCCTGTGCAGCTAG